CTATGGCGTCAAGCGGCGCTCTGGGCGCTACCCCTGGGGTTCTGGTGAAAACCCCTATCAGCATGGCGGCGACTTTCTGGCCAGAGTGGAAGAACTCGAAGCCATGGGAAAGAGCCAAAAAGAAATTGCCGAAGAACTGAAGATGTCCACTACTGACCTTCGTATGCAGGTTCGGGTGGCAAAGCATGAGCGACGGGCTCTCCAGGCGGAACGGGCCAAGTCCCTTCGTGAAGAAGGAAAGACTCTCGATGAGATTGCCAAAATCATGGGGTACAACAACGACTCCTCGGTTCGTGCGCTTCTCAATGAAAACACCGCCAGCAACAAGAACAAGGCCCTTGCTACCGCCGAGGCATTGAAGAAAGAGCTGGCAGTAAAAGGGGCTCTTGATGTTGGCGAGGGCGTAGAGCAGCAGCTTGGCGTCTCGAAAGGAGTTCTTCAGGAAGCTCTGTTCATTTTGGAAACAGAAGGTTATAACCGATATGGCGTTGGAGTCCCTCAGGTGAACGATCCCAAGAAGCGGACAATCACTCCGGTTATTTCGGTTCCCGACATCGAGCAGAGAGACGCCTACCAGAACCTCGACATCATCAAGTCGGTGGGCGACTATCACTCTTCGGATGGAGGCGCATCCTGGGATAAGCGCGAGTATCCGGCAAGCATCGATTCAAGCCGAGTCAAGGTGCTCTATGGGGATGAGGGCGGCTCGAACAAGGACGGAGTCATTGAAATTCGTCGTGGCGTTGCAGACCTTGACCTGGGAAACGTTCACTATGCGCAGGCACGCATTCTTGTGGATGGGACGCATTACCTCAAGGGCATGGCCATGTATTCTGATGACATGCCGGAGGGGTGTGACATCGTGTTTAACACGAACAAGCACTCCGGAACGCCCAAGATGGATGTATTCAAAAAGATTCAGGATGACCCCGACAATCCTTTCGGCGCATTCATCAAGGCCAACGGTCAGAGCTACTACCCCGACCCGAATGGCAAGTACACAGACCCGATTACCGGCGAGAAAAAATCTTTGTCGGCCATCAATAAGCTGAAGGAGGAGGGTGACTGGGACAAGATGAGTAAGAACTTGTCCTCCCAGTTCCTATCGTCCAAGCAGCCCATTAAACTGATCCAGAAGCAGTTGGATTTGACCTATGCCGATGCGGCCGATGAATTCGCCGAGATTTGCTCTCTGAACAACCCGACTATCAAGCGGAAGCTTCTTATGGACTTTGCAGATGAATGTGATTCTGCCGTCGTCCATCTGAAAGCGGCCGCCCTCCCCCGGCAGAGCACACAGGTCATCCTGCCTATCACAGCAATGAAGGAAACGGAAATCTATGCCCCCAACTATCGTAACGGTGAGAAAGTTGTGCTGATCCGCTACCCTCATGGTGGAACCTTTGAAATTCCGGAGTTGACGGTCAACAACAAGAATCAGTCGGCCATCTCCGTTCTCGGCAAGAACATCAGGGATGCGGTCGGCATCAACCCGAAGGTGGCGGAACGGCTGTCCGGCGCGGACTTTGATGGCGACCAGGTTGTTGTCATTCCTGTTGGCGGAAAGGTTTCTGTAAAATCTACCCCCGCCCTGGAGGGGTTGAAAGGTTTCGACCCGAAAACGGAATACTCCACCGAGGGGAAGACCGGTATCCGGCTTCTCTCAAAAGAAGCCACCCAGATCGAGATGGGGAAGATTTCCAACCTCATCACCGATATGACCTTAAAAGGGGCCCCCACCGAGGACATCACGAAAGCTGTCAGACACAGCATGGTCGTCATCGATGCGGCAAAGCACAAACTCGACTACAAGCGTTCGGAGATTGAAAACGACATCCCCACCCTTCGTAAGCGGTGGCAGGGTTACACTGACCCCGAAACCGGCAAAGAGAAAGGTGGTGCCTCCACCCTGCTCTCCAGGCGCAAGCAGACCGTCGATGTTCCCGAGCGTCAGGGCAGTGGACGCATTGACCGGGAGACTGGCGAAGTCGTCTATAAGGAGTCTGGTCGAACCTATATAGACCCTAAGACTGGGAAAACAGTTCAGGCCACGACGAAGATCAAGTTGCTGGAGAAAACCAAGGATGTTCGCACCTTGTCCTCTGGCACCGTTCAGGAAGATGCCTATGCCGACTATGCCAATCGTATGAAAGCACTCGCCAACCAGGCGAGACTTGAGTATCTGGATACGCCGACATTGGTACGGAACGCCAGCGCAGCAAAAACATATGCGCCTGAAGTCGCAAGGCTGACCAGTGCACTGAAGACTGCGCAGCTTAACGCCCCTAAGGAACGTGAGGCCCAGCGCATCGCCAATGCTCAGGTAAAGGCCAAGGTTCAGGCGAACAATGTCACCGACAAAGACGAAATCTCTAAGATTCGTCGTGCAGCGATCAGTGACGCTCGCGTTTCCACTGGTGCAAGCGGAAAAGGAACGCGCATTACGATCTCCGATGGAGAATGGGAAGCAATCCAAGCTGGCGCGATCTCTGATACAACCTTGAAAGAGATTCTTCGTTACTCTGATCCCGATGTCGTCCGGGAGCGCGCAACCCCAAGAGCATCGACGCAGCTGTCTGAAGCTCGTGTCAATCGCATTAAAGCGATGGCCAATTCTGGAAGCACCAACTCCGAAATCGCAGATGCTTTGGGCATTTCGCCTTCTGTCGTTTCCAAGTATCTCAATGAGTAAGAAAGGAAGTGAGAGCGAATGGAAATGTGTATGCTTACTACTACCGATAACCCCTACGACCCTTTTACACAGTATGAAGCGTGGTATCGGTTCGACGAAGACAACGGCTATCATTCCTGCGCTTTCTTAGCGCGCATCGCCCGTACTTCCGATCAGCTCTCTGACAAGGAGAACCAGGAAGAAATCGAGCGAGCAATCAACGATATCATCAAGTACGACCCCCTGGGCATCTATAAAAAGGTCAAGAAGATTGTGCAATCCGAGCCTGCCGTGACCGCATGATGGTAAACCGATGGTAGCCATTGGGAAAGAAACGTTCTCTCATCAGGAGTGCGTTTCTTTTTGTCATTTATGGGACAAATTCAACCCACCGGCTGCGGATCACGGCCTCGAACTCATTCAAAGGGTATAGGGGGTCCCTCCGAAATGGCACCCCCTCTGCATCGCGCTGGTCTTTGAAAATTCTCCGGGGGATATTTTTGAAAAATGGGTTCGGTTTGGGGCGGCGTTTGAACAAGCCTGCAAGACGAGCACTCACTGGCAAGGACTCTTTTTATCTGGTCGGAACCTCCTTTTTCCTCCAGAGGCATTGCATTACCTCCAATGTCATTTTTCTCCACTTGCCGGCGGATCGTTTGTGCGGGCTTCTTCAAATGCCGCCCTGAACTACCCATAAACACATGGAAAACAAAACAGAAGTTATGGAGAGGGGGCGTCAAGCGTGGCAAAACCCATCAAGTCTTCCGGCAGTCAGGCGGGGAAACGCCGCGCCGCCTTGACGCCGGAGGGCCGCGAGAACCAACTGATCGACCTGGCGGTATCCCTTGTGGAAAAGCGGCTGCTGGAAGGGACCGCCTCCTCTCAGGAGGTCACCACCATCCTGAAGCTGGGGACCACGAGGGCCCGCCTTGAGAATGAGCGGCTGGCCAAGGAGGTGGAGCTGGTCCAGGCCAAGACCGAGGCTTATAAATCCGGAGTCCGGATGGATGAGCTTTACGAGAAGGCCATGGCCGCGTTCAAGCGATACAGTGGACAGGAGGAGGACGAGGATGAGTATTAGGTGCTACTCCGAGCTGATCCAACTCCCTACCTTTATGGACCGCTACCAGTACCTCCGGCTGGATGGCGTTGTCGGAGAGGAGACCTTCGGCTTTGACCGGTATATGAATCAGGCTTTTTACAAGTCGCCGGAGTGGCGGCAGGTGCGTGACGCGGTGATCGCCCGGGACCTGGGGTGTGATTTGGGTGTGGCCGGACGGGAGATATTCCGCCGTCCCATCATTCACCACATGAACCCCATCAGCCCAAAGGACATCCGGGATCGGGTGGAGATGATCCTCGACCCGGAGTACCTGATCACCACCATCCACGAAACTCATCTGGCCATTCACTACGGCGATGAGAACCTGCTGCTTCCGGAGCCGGTCGTACGAAGGCCCAACGACACCTGCCCCTGGAAAATGTAGAAAAGAGGGACGACACTCCGCCCCTCTTTTCCGGCTTGCTAAGTCTTGATCTTGGCTTTCCCCGTGACCGCTGTTGTTCCGCTGGAAATGCGGACTGTGACAACCTTCACGCTTCCGGCCTGACTTTTGGACTTAGCAGCTCTTGCGCTTAACCGTTTCATGTCGTTTCTACCTCCTTTCGCAGGGATGAATCAATCATGTGGTCCAGGAGCGGCATGGAACGGGCGCACCTTATGACAACACAACTTTTCGCTATAAGCAAGGAGGCGGCGCCATGGAAGGTAATCCGGGAAGGGCACCCAGGCTCGTGGGAGTCGTGGTGAACTGCCTCGACCTGACCATCCGCAAAAGCCCCGGCAATGAGGCGGAGGTCACGGGGTATCTATCGGTCCTGACCGAAGTTCTGGTCGATATGGACAAGTCAACGGAGGACTTCTACCGGGTGCTCGCCAGAAACGGCATCGCCGGGTTCTGTCCGAAGAAGTACGTGGCGATCCGCCGGTAAGGAGAGTGCTATGGAGATCACAGAAAGCGTCCTGACATCTGTCAAGAAACTGCTGGGGATCGACGAAGGCTACACGCACTTTGACGCCGACATTGTAATGCACATCAACAGCGTGTTTTCGATTCTGACACAGATGGGGGTCGGGCCGGCAAACGGATTCTCCATTACGGGGAAAGACGAAGGCTGGTCCGATTTCATTTCTGGCGGGGCCGTCCTGCCCCTGGTCAAATCCTATGTCGGCCTGAAGGTGCGCCTGCTGTTTGACCCGCCCCTCAGCTCTGCGGCCGTCGAGTCTATGAACCGGCAGATCAACGAGTTTGAGTGGCGGCTTTTCGTTGCGGCAGACCCAGTCGAACCCACCAGCGGGAAGGAGGAACTTCAAAGTGGAGCATGATGCATTACTGCACTACGGAATCAAAGGAATGAAGTGGGGCGTGCGCCGTTACCAGAACAAAGACGGTTCGCTGACCCCCAAAGGAGAGGCGCGCTACGACCGTGACAAGCGGGAGAACGCGGCCAAGAAGAAGGAAAACCGGATTGACCTCTCCCAGCCTGATCCGAAGCGCTGGGCAAAGGAGGACCTGGAGCGCACCAAGCGCACCGTGGACGCCAGCGCCAACCTGGCCAAGGAGCTGAAGAAGCTGGACGAGAGCACCACTTCCAAGCCGACGCCAAAGCGGATGGACCTGTCCAAGATGAGCGACAAGGAGATGCGGGATCAGATTAACCGGGAGCTACTGGAACGGCAGTATAACCAGCTGTTCGCGGAAGTGCCCGCCGCTCAGGTCTCCAAGGGCCGCGAAGCGCTCAAGACCACGCTGGAAGTTGCCGGCAGCGTTCTGGCCATTGGCAGCAGCGCACTGGGCATCGCGTTGGCCATCAAGGAACTGAAGGGCTGAGGTGAGTCGGTATGGAGCTGCGCCACCACGGCATTTTAGGCCAGAAATGGGGCGTGCGCAACGGCCCGCCCTATCCATTGAGCGGCGGTGACTATACTCCGTCCCAGCGGAAGGCCATTTCCAACAAACGCAAAAGCGGCAACAGCATCTACAACAAGAAGCACTTCGATGAGGTGCTGAAGGTTGATAAGACCACGCTGAGCACGCTGTCCTATGATAAGGACCGGACCAAGAACGCCGATATGTTCTACGCCACCCACCATGCTCTGGATAAACACCAGTACAACGCCCTGTTCAACCGGCCGATTCCCCAGACGGTCTATGATAAGGATGGAAAGGCGATCGGCACAGGTTCGTTCATGAAGTACCGGATCGACAATTCCCTCAAGACCGACCTGAAGGTGGCCAGCGAGGATTCCGGAGCCAAGGTCTTTATGGACCTCTATAAGAAGGACCGGGATTTCTACAACTTTGTCACTGACCGGGAGCGGATGCAGGGGTACTTTGTAAACGACAAGTACAAGTTCAAGGGCTACCGCGAAGCAGCGGCCGTCCTTGGGAAGATGCGGGAGCCGGACTACAAGCCGACCTCCGATGCCCTTCAGACCGTGTACCGGATGTTCAACTACGTCATCCCCTATGACGGTCAGGGCGACAGCCGAAAGGGACGCGATATGTATAACCAGCGCACCAAGTTCTTCCATGCGTGCAAGGAGGCCGGTTATGGCGCAGTTCTGGACACGAACGACGCCATATACGGCGGGTTCAAGGCCAAGTCACCCATTATCGTGTTCGATATGGAGCAGGTGGTCCCGAAAGACGTCTACCGCACAAATCTGACGGATCAGAAGTTTTCCACTCTGGTCCTGGTCGGCCGGAAGCTGCTGGGCTTGTAACGGGAGGCGGGTGCGTACATGTTATCCAACACCGCCGTTCCCCGTTATTATGGAGCATTTCGGGACGCCGTTCTCCGAGGGGATATTCACGTCTGCAAGGAAGTGGCGATGGAGATGTGGCGGATCGACCGCCTGATCGAGTCACCGGG